CCGGAGGCCGCCACAGGGTTCTTTTGAGCTTCAATCTGAGTTGCCACCGCTGCTTCAGTAGCTGCAACAGTTTCTTCACCCATCGCTGATTTAACCCAGCCGATTGCCTGCTCTTCGGTGATGTCTTCGTAAGCTGTTGTTACAACACCCTCTAGCCCAATAGAGCCGTATGTGTTACCACTAAACTCACCATCAACGCCAGAGCAAGTCCAATGCGCGGTAGTTACAAAGCCGTCAGATGTACGGCGCTCAAGTTGTGCAATATTCCATGTAGTCATTTTAAGCTCCTTGGTTTTGACGTTCAGCGGCAGCAGCAGCTTGTGCCTCCTCGTATGCTGCGATAACTTCAGCAGTCCATGCGGTGTTGCAAATAGCTGCTACGTTGGCTGGTACGCCTGTGAGGTCTTGCCCCGGTGTCAGGCTTGAACGGTGGTAGGCCTGCGTCAGTTGCACGCCGTCCTCAATGATGCGAGTTGCCTCGCGGTACAGCACAGCGCCATTCTCAGTTACTGTGGTTTGGTCGACGACTATTTGTTTTGTGATTGTCATGATAATTTTCCTTTAGGTTAAAAGTCCGACTGCATAATCCAATGCAGTTAATTAAGAAACGTAATATGAAGCGGCACCATGTATAGTGGCCCCATTGCCAAAAACTCCTGCGCCATTTACAACGCTTCCCGTAATGCTGTTTGTAGAAACAAACAGGCACGTTGTTGCCGCATTTTCAATATAAAACGCTAAAAAGTAGACGCTGACTGCTATGCCATTAAAGTATGAAACACACCCGGTCTGGACAGTACCTATGTTTGCAGCAAAAGGCAAGCCGGAAAGTAGCGTCGCGCTTCCAGTTCCTTTTGTTGAAATTTCAATTACAAACTGGACAGTTACCAGATTTCCAATTTTTGTATATCTCCCGTTTTGACCGCTATAAGTTGCGTCGCCACCAATACTAGGAGTCCAAGTCCCCTCCTCATAGTCATCCAGCGTATTAGCATCAGCACTGGCTACCTGAGTAGCGGGGAAGGTGATGCCTTTGTTAGCTGAGATTATCTCTGTAGCCGAGATAGCTCCGGTTACTGCTAGGCCTGTGGAGGAAATGGTAGCCCTTTGTACTGGTGTTGCCCCCGCCCACAACGCAATGCCAGCGTCTGTTCTAGACACTAAACCTAGACCAAAAGTAGCCTGTGGAAACAAACCATAATAAACCCCCGCAGGCGGCGCAGCGTTGCCAGCGCCCGCCATGTCTATAAAAGACGTCCCTGCTGCACCGCTAGCCGAGATAGCTCCGGTTACTGCTAGGCCGGTGGAGGAGAATGCACCAACTGCTAATCCTGCTGGTAGCACATTTACGGTACTGCCTCTTAGTTGCAGTTCACCATAGGCTCCATTACCAAGATTCTGTGCTGTGAGCTTAATTGCGCTATTACCAGTGGCAGTTGTGGCTTCAATGCCAAATCCAGAGCCTGATGTATTTCTTACATAATCACTTGTGTTAAATCTAGCTAGTTGTGTGCTACTAGGATTAGCTTTAACCTCAAACATATATGCAATACCAGAGGCATTTTCAGGAGTAGCTCCAATCCCAACCTGTGCTCCACCTGTTGCCAAGTTCACAGAACCACTCGCATTCACAGCAGCCAGCGTAGAGGTTCCTGATGCCGACAGCGTGGTAAATGCACCTGTGGATGGTGTGGAAGCACCTACAGTTCCGTTAATGTTGATAGACGCCGTGCCGGTCAAGTTTGTGACTACACCGCTGCTAGGGGTACCCAATGCAGGTGTAACTAGCGTTGGGCTTGTAGCAAATACGTTTGCGCCCGTACCTGTTTCGTCGGTAAGCGCTGTGGCTAGCTGTGCAGAGGTGAATGACCCTAAGCTTGCTGCATTGCCTACGCTTGTGACTGCCCCTGTTAGGTTTGCGTTGGTAGTCGTGTTCCCCGCAGTTAAACCCGCCGCTGTGCCTGTGACGTTAGTCATTACCCCCGAAGCCGGGGTTCCTAGTGCTGGAGTGACTAGGGTTGGGCTTGTGTTTAAGACGTTGCTGCCTGTGCCGGTATTGGCGACACTGACAACGTTCTTGCTGACATCAAGGGCTAAGGCTGTGGAGGCGGTTAGCCCCGCCAAGTTGTTCACGCCTGACGTACTGAGCGTGGTAAATGCACCTGTGGATGGTGTGGAAGCACCTACAGTTCCGTTAATGTTGATAGACGCCGTGCCGGTCAGGTTCGTTACAACGCCGCTAGCGGGTGTGCCGAGTGCGGGAGTCACTAACGTAGGAGACGTAGACATCACTACGTTGCCAGTACCCGTAATGGCGTTGGATACTAAGTTTTTAGACGCATCAGTAAACACGGCCACGGACGCCGTTAAGTCAGTTACTTGAACCGAGTCGCCAGTAGACACAACAATATCGGTGCCACCGGTGGTATTGCCGTTGGCCAAGACCTCAGACAGGTCATTATTGGCCGCGATCTGTGAGTCAACATAAGCCTTGATGGACTGCTGCGTAGCCAAAGCCGTAGCAGAGTCAGACGCCATGTTGTCTTCGTCAAGGATGTTGGTAACAACCACCGCCCCAGTACCCTTGAGCTTGGCAAAATCAACATCGGCACTGGCAATGCGGGTGACCGCTTGAACCACGTTGGTGCCATCACAGAACACAAACATCGTCTCGCCGTTGGGGATAGAAACACCCGTACCAGCAGCGGTGGTAATCGTAGCGCTCTGACCAGATGTGTTCTTGACGATGTAAATCTTAGACGCCGTGGGGCAAATAACTGTAGCCGCACCGGTCAACGCCACACCTGTGTCAGTGAGCACCAGCATCGCGCAGCGGGACTCAGATGTCGTGCCGTTCGCCGTGGTAAGTGTGTGACCATTACCAGCCCACGTGTTAATTGTTGCAAGACCAGCAATGGCCTGCTCCACCATAGACGTAATGTTGTCGTTAACAACGTCGCCCCAAGTGCCGGATAGTTCGCCGGTGACGGGGAGGGCCAAGGCCAAAATCGGTGTATATTGCGTGGTCATTTAGTACCTTTTGTCATGCGGCAATCGTTTGCCAGTCTGCGTCTTGCGCATCATTTACTTCCGCCCACAAAGGGGACTGGATATCGCCTATATTCTGCCAGTTTGCAGCCTGATTGTCATCTACTTGGCCCCAGATATTTACATACCCCAAAAAACCGGTGGCAGCAACCCCGCTGGCAAGAACATTTGCGTTTGCGGCCACCACTACTGAGCCAATAGACCCGGTAGCAGCGACTCCAGTAACCAGCACATTCGCATCCGCAGTAACGGATACCACGCCTATTTGGCCTTGGCTAGAAACCCCGGTGGCGCTTACATTGGCATCGGCAGTAACAGCTACATCGCCAACCGCCCCAACAGCCTGTACGCCCGCAGCACTTACAACCGCAGAGGCGGCAACTACAACTGAGCCGATTTGCCCCGTGCCGGAGACGCCTGTGGCAACTACTATGGCGGTACCACTGACTGCAACACTACCTACAGCCCCAGTGGCTAAAACGCCATCAACTAAGACAATAGTGAGGTCTGCGCCCCACGGCGTTTGGCCCCATGCGCCGCCACCCCAACCGGAGTATTCAACGGACGAGGTCATAATCTACCCTTACGCGATACGTATCAGGGCGTTGCTAGCATCAGCTACTGGCATTTGGACCGTGAAGTCGCCAGCAGTACTGGTTTTGTCCGCGCCGAAGTCCAATACAGCAATAGCGCGGTTAGCTTTTGAGCTGTTGTAAATCAACGCGCCGCGAGCCGTAATAGTTGCGCTAGTCCAAGTGGTGTCAGAGAAGTCCACAAAAGCCGTGGTCCCGCTTGAGCTAATGGTTGCACCAGCCAACGTATTTCCACCCGCCACGTAGCCCGTACCCACAACCTCGTTGGTAGTAGAGTACGCCGTAGTAGCCGCGTTTAACGTAGCCGCCGATGTGAACAACGCGATTTTAATTGTGTCAGTGTCTAGGTCTTGGATCCCACCAAAGAGTTCCACCTTGAACGACGTGACCATGCTTTGAGTTAGCGCCATGATTTTTCCTTAATTAGCCTAGTTTACCGGAACCTGCACCTGACCAGTGCGGTATGAATCGTTTTTCTCTAGGCCATCGCCCAGACGCTTGGCAAGCTGCATAGCTTCCGCATACTTAGCATTGTAAAGCTGCATCATGTCGGCTTCGCCCTTCATGAAGATGTACGCCTCAACTAGAGCGCCATACAAAAGTGCTGAGTCTAAATTATCGCCTAACCACGACTGGCCTGCGGTAACAATGGACTCGGGGTAGTAGTAGTAGTGCAATTCGGCCGTGTAGTCCGTATCAGGCGTAGGGCCCAACAAGAAAATCAGCTCTTTTTCGTCAGAGGCCTGAGGGCCAAAAATTGAATAGTACCTAGGCTTTGCAGTCGTAGCGGCAGACGGATAGACCTGCCTCATGTAGTTCACGTCCTTGTTCAACAAAAACTCGTAGTCGCCCGCGCCGTCCACAACAGCAATCGAGTGCGTGGACAGGAAATCTGATGGGCAGGACAAATACTTGTTACCCGCGGTAATGCTACCCGTCACGTTTTTACGCAGAGCAGGAAACTGCACCATGTTATAGATGCGCTGCTCGGCCTGCTGCACAAACGTAACAAGCTCCGACGCCGTGAACGTGTTCTCGGTGTAGTTTTGGATAGCTGTTGTCAACTGCGAATAATTCATCTAAAAACCCCTTGTCTTATTCGATCAGGTTATAACGACCACAACCGACCCGATCTGGCCGTCCCCTACAATGTCCTTAGACACGGGTGCAGGCTGCATGCCCACCGAGGTAAAAGCCGAGTCTCCCGGGGCTTGGGCATATACATCCAACACGAATACACCATCAGGACGCGGATCACGCAAGGCAATTGAGTCGCTTACATTGCGCTTAGGCTCCAATTGCGGATGCTTAGGCTCGTAGCACTCTGCGCATACCTTAAACCCGGTCCACTCCTTGCGAAGCGTTGTGAATTTATACTGCATACCGCACCTGTCACATATCCCAAGTGCGTATTTTCCTTGAGCGTATGCCATTCTTAGCCTATGCTGATCGCAGGTACCAAGTACACGCTTGCTGTATCCCGATCTTCCAACGCGGCACGTGCAAACTCTTCTTCATACAGCTGCTTAAGAATGACCACACGGTCAGAGGCCTTCTTCAACGCTAAATGGTATGCAAGCCCTGCCACCAAAGCAGGGATAAAGCGAAAAACAACATCCGATGTGTTCGTAAAGCCCCCGACATCTTGAATCCGGCGCACAGTGTAGTACTGGAAGGTGTAGGCCTGCGACGTGTCAGGAGCTGGGTAAATAAACAGTACAGGCGTGGCCGTGCGCTGCAAGTAGTACTGCGAAGGACGCGACTTCGTGAACTTATCAGGCACATGCAGGTATTCGTTTTGGCTAATACGGTCCAATGTAATATCTTGCTGGTTTGTACCCGTTCCCGTTCGCACAACCGCTGACAAAATGTTGACGGTGTCCGCAGGCAGATCGTACTCGGGGTCCCCCGCAACAAGAGCCAAGGACCGCTGCTCAATAGTCCAAAGGTTTAAGCCCCTGTTGGCCCAATCCATAAACAGGAGATTCAAAGATCGGCGCGCCGTACGCAGGTCATACCCTGTGCGACTTTCTAAGCCGCAGCGCTCATATGCCTCTTCGATGATTTCATCGAATTCAAGGTTAAAGGTAGATGTTCCAGAAGTGGTCATGGCTTCTTTTTCGCGGTTTTGGCGGATTTCTTAAAAGCCTTGGCAGTAGGTGCGCCGGGGGAACCGGGCTTACGCATCTTTTCACCAGAACCGGCCGCAATGCGCTTACGTTTCTTGTTGATGTTGTCGTAGAGTCCGGGCTTGCTCATGATTACTTCCTCTTTTTAGCGGGTACGCGAATTTCCTTGATCATCTTGCCAATGTCCGGGTCACGCCTAGAAGGGGTAACGGCACGGCCCACACGGTTCACGGAACCGACATCAGCCGTCTTTTTACCCGATTTCTTCTGTTCAGGGCTTTTACTTGGCACTGCGCATCTCCATAAATCTGTCTAGCTTCTCATTCATTGACTTAAGCTGATCCAATATTCGGTTGATATCGGCATGGACCTCGGCCTTTGTAACATACTCTTTGGCCATCTCTTCACGAGTGCGGTTCAGAAGTATCGTCACGCGAACAAGCTCCGCCGACTTCTCTTTTAGCGTCCAGCCTACCAAGCCCAGCAGGACTGATAAGACAAAGTTCCAAATAGTCAGTTCCATCTCAGCAGTTCCATGCTTTCAGGGACAAAGCCTTGCGCGTCGGCTTCCCCTTCTCGTCTTTCATCGGGCCGGGCATCCCAGACATTCTGGAGCAAAAAGACTTTTTGCGCGCGGCGTCCTTTTTGGTCTTTGGTTTTGGGGCGGGGGGCTTTAACCCGGGTTTCTCCGGGTTCGCCTTGTTGTAAGAGGCGCGCCCTTTGGCGTTGAGACCGCCCTTCGGATCCTTGCCTTCTTTGCGCGTCCATGCTGCTGTCTTAACCATGGAAAATCGTGACCGAGGTCACGTTTGTCACATCAACATAAACATCCGACTCAAACACCACCCCTTGATCAGGGATAAAAATATTGTGGAGGTCCGCACCAGCTGGCGTGTTTATTGTGATACGGGCAACGCCTGATGCGCCACCGTCCTTTAAAACAACCGATCCAGCAGACGCGCTGTTGGTTAAAACCAATGATTTGACGCGTGCACGGCCTCCGTACGCTGTGCCATCGGCGGTCACTGTGACGCTTTTTACGTCCGTTTGTATACCCATAATCAGCTCCTTAAAACAATAAAACCCCGCTGTTGGGGTGAGCTAA